AATGGCGTTGTCGCCGCCGTTTGATGAACTGTTTGGTTTGGAATTAGATTCCATAGAGGCCAGTTTAGCTCTAATTTCTTGTAAAGATGCCATGTTATTTCTCCATATGTGCCATGTGTGTCAGGACTTCTGTGTTTGTGTCCTAACTTGGGTTATTATAATATATCTTTGCCATGTTGTCAACCTTTTTCTATCACGTGATAGCAATCGTTGTCTTTATTGTAATAGTATTTATGCCTTACGGCACTTTAAACCGTCTTTTTATTGAGCAAAAGGCTTATCAGTACTAGTAAACGTGTCTAGGAAGGATTCATACTTACCTAAATCGTCTGTACTTTCTGCCATAACTGGTGCTGAATTCTGTGCTGAAAGCAATGATGCCTTAACCGCTCTGTATTCAAACTGAGACATATTGCCTCCTCCAGATAACTTGCTACCTATACCATTTAAGTATCCGCCTAACTTCTCGCTAGTTGCAGATTGCCCTAGTTGTGATACTCTATATCCTAATTGTGCATTAGGTGTATCAAACTGCATTACATCACTTTCTTGCATAAGTGTTTTAGCATTCTTAAATGCTTCAGTTTGGATAGTATCCATTATGTAACTTTCAAAAGCGGACTGCTTATTAACTAATCTACTTAATGTATTATGTGCATTTCCTACTTTTTCGTCAAAATGTGTTTCAGTGAAGTGATCTTCTAAGTTTACTTCATTAACTATTTCAACGTTATTAAATTCTGCTAAACTTTCAACAGCATTTGCATAAGTTTTTACACCGCTAAGTTTCTTAAATGTAGTTCTAATGTTTTCAATATGTTCTTTAGCAAGTGAGACATACTCGCCATTAGTCTCATTAACCAACCCTTTCTTAGTAACATACCCAACAAACTCTTTGATAGAACCAAAGTCTTTACACATTCCAATAATGCTTTCAGCGACTGTGTCGTGCATTGTGCCACCATTGTGTATGTGCCTAGCCATTGCTCTTGCACCATGTAAGTTTTTACTTGGGAACAAATGACGTTCTTCGTTCGCTTGAATAAAAATCTTATTAATGTTTCTGCTTCTCGAACCACGTACTTCTTCATTAACGTCTTTACTGTGCTTAACAATAATCTTAACGTTGTCTAGTGGTTGATAACTAGTTTTTACTGAACCGCTTACCGGTCCTAAATTTGCTTCTGTTACTGATTCCATACCTGTCTCTTTAGATGCTTTTGCAACACTTATTGCATCGCTTATTGGTTTAAGTGTTTTCCCAAATACTCTGAAGTCTAAGTTCATCAAGTAACTTTGGGATAACTGTTTGAGTTGCTGTCGTAAAATGTCAGTTTCTTCTGTATTTGCACTAACACTAAACTTAATTTCTTCTTGAGGTACATTAAGTGTAACTAGTAAGTCTGGATCTTCAACGTAAAAACGTACTGCATCTGCAGGATCGCCTACTGTAACGCCTTCTTTATCGTAAGTGTCAACAGCAAAACCATATCCTTTTAATAAGTTGAATACTTTGTCTGCTACTGTTTTAACTGAAATCGCCATTTAATATATCTCCTACTTGTATTTATCTTTTATGTCGTTTAAGTATTCATAATCGTTTTTATACATTTCTTTAATCATGTCTCTTACGCCCGGGTCAACGGTTTCATCTGTAACTATAACATTCTTTTTTTGCTCTGCATAATCTAATCCTCCCATAGCATAACGTGTTGTGTGGTCCCATTCACACTCTATGCCTAATTTACGATTAAAGTACGCTGAATCGCCTATTTTGTTAAAGTCTAGTAGTACTAAGTTAACACCTGTGTCTTGCCAACTTGGTATTATATCGCTATATTTGTTCTGTGCATACATTAATTTATCAGCTGTCTCTATTTTTCTAGTTGCATGTTGCTGTACTTTACGTTTAAGTATGTCAACACCTTGTGGCGTATTAAATAATTTTGCTTCTCTATCAAACACTTCGCCCATTGTAGTTCTAACATGTGTCCACCAACTAGTATGGTTAATCATACTAATCCATGTTTCGTATGGGTCTCTAATCCACAAGTAAACAGTTAAGTCAAAACGCTTGTTTAATTCATTGATAGGCAATACACTTCGCTGAGGTTGGTACCATCCTAATGAAAAGTCCATCCAAGGTTTTTCAGATTGTTCTATAGTAGTGTAGTATTCATTTAATGTTTTTTCAAAAGGCTTGCCTTTATATCGTAATGGAAAATCGGGGAATGGCTTTTCACACCATATGTATGTTTCTTTTAAATCGTATGAATTATGCGTTTTTTTTAAGTTTTCCCAAAGCCATGTAGTGCCTGTTCGAGCTGGCCCGACACACAACAATAATTCTTTAGACATTACAAGAATCCAATTGGCATAGGCTCATCATATTCATCATATGGGCCGGAATCTCTATCTGATTTTTCTATTCCTATTGTAGAATTTACTACAGTGAAAACATCATCTTCAAATGTAGCAATATATGAAACCATTCTACAAGCGACAACCATAGCCATAACCAAATCATCACTCTCACCTGGTTGTCCAGCAAAGCTATTGCCTCTTGCTACAAATGTTTTTAGCTCTCCAATTAATGCTTTACTACATATACCTAACTTATCTTGTTCTATGTATCGTTTAATTTGGATACAGCCTTCAATTTTTGTTTTACTGCTAGTGTGGAATCCTTTACGTCCTTTACGCCCTTGTACTTTAACAGGATCATGTAAGAACGTTCCAGGGAAAGCTTCTTCACCGGTATCTCTAATTACAACTAGTGCCGCTTCACCAATACTATTGTTTTCAACAGACCAGTAAATTTCTTTAGCACCATAGTTTTGTATTTCTTCTAGAATTTCCATCATAGTCCTAACTTGCCCCTCAATAGGAGTTTTGTTATGACACCATTCTGCAACTTGATTCATGCTAGGTAGTTCTATTACTTGTAGTGCGGCATTGTCGCCTCCGGTACCTGCACTTGGGTCTAAACTCACTACATACATCTTATCTGCACTGGGCCTCTTATACCAACGTACTTGTCCCATCTTGTACAGGGCGTCTGTGGCATGCATAGTGGCAAGTTTTAAAGGGTCAATGAGTGTTTCATTGTAAATAATAAATTCACATTCATGTTCTCGTCTAAATCTCTCTTCACCAATTCTACTGCGTTCTTCATCTGCCCACTCTGCCGTTCTATCTGGATGTTGATCCCACTTTGCCATGTAACCTTTAAAGCCGTTAACCCCGGTGACACTTGGATTACCGTATTCGTCGACAGTTTTAGTTGCTTGATTCCAAATACTAGCGAAAGTGTCTTCATCACTGTTAGGTGTTGAGGTCATAATACACTTACCGCCCGTACTTAATGTGGGAGACAATGCTGTCCAAAATTCTGCGGCTATTCTAGGTGGAACAAATGCAAACTCATCTAAGTAAACTAGTGTTAACGACATACCACGACCAGTATTCTCGGTAGTTGTACTACTTACTATACGTGATCCATTGTCAAATGTTAAACTAGTCTTGTTATATTCTGAAACTCCGGCTCTAATATGATCTGGAATACCTTCGTATGCATATCTAATACGTTGCATAATTTCTTGTGAGCCTGCCGCTTTGTGGGCCGCTACAAGTATCGTGCTATCTGGCTTAATCATAGCAAACCATAATAAGTATGCCGCCGCTACAGTAGTTTTACCCATCTGTCTGCCCAGCATGTTAATACTATATCTAAATTTGTTGTAGTTTGCTATTAAATCTTTCTGGTAATCAAACGGAACAAAGTCAATTCCGCCCTTAGTAGGATGCTGAATCTTAACAAATTTTTCCATGAAGTATAATGCCCCGTCAACCGGGTCACAACACAATTGAAACTCTCTGAGCATCTCTTGGTCATACTGTAGTTTTTGATATGCTGGTTTAACCAGCTCGGTGTTTACTGTTCCTTTAGGCATAGTAAGTATTTATGTGAGTTTTGAGGGATTGTTTACTAGGAACGGCTGTTTTTAAGATAATCTCTAAGTTTATCTCTAATAACACTAGTTAATACTGCTTTGTCGGTGGACATATTAGCATCAACGTTTGTATGTGGGAAGTTCATAGTTGGGTGACTACCGTCATCAGCGTCTACTTCAACTTCTGCTTCTGGTTGTTCTGGTTGTTCTGGGTTTATACCTTGCGGAAGTGTTATTCCTGCAAGTTTTAATACTTTTGCTAGTTCTTGCATATCGTCAGCACTTGCTTCTATGCTTACTGAACCTTTATCAGTGTTCTTTTCTTGTCTAAATGTAACTGAACCACCAGTTTGTTCTGTATCTGGAGCAAGTTCAAGTTCTGGCTCCATTCCACATGGCGCTTCACTTGTTTCTGGTTCTATTTCAATTGCTTCATCTGTTTCAACTTCAGCTGATGCCATTTCTTTACATTCACTACATCTGCCGGTGCCGTCGACAACGCCAATAATAGGAGCGCCACAACAATTGCTTACCATGCCTTCTTCGTACTCATCACCAGGTGAATAAGATTCCTGTGCTGGAGCTTCTTCTACTTCTGCAAACAGTTCCATTAATCTTTTGTTTAGGTCGTGGTCATTTATCATTTTAGTTTCTTCTTGAGCTTTGTGATATAACGTCTGCCATCTTAGATTCAGGTGCTAGTCCGCCATGTGCTAATCCAGTTATGGAATCGTGCATTGCTCTTAAGTTGTCGCCCATTAGTTCATCTTTTGTGGGGTAATTCTTAAAGTAATCTGCACCTTTCTCTGCTTTAATTCTTTCTAGCTCTGCTAAGAACTTACTGTTATACTCTTCACCAAATACTGCTAAGTCTAAATCTTCGTTCTGTGCAGTGTAATGGTCTTGTTCTTCAGTTGAATCAACTTCGTCTAATTGTGCTTCTGGTGTCTCAACACTTCTGTCTAGGTCATCAGCAAGTCTTTGCTCTGCCTGTTCTGATTCTACTTTTCTTGGATCGTTAACACCGTAACATAATACATGGTCGTGATCCATATTCATTTCAACACAAATTAATACCTCTAGTATTCTTTGGTTGACTGGGTATTTAAGTACAACATCTGTACTACATACTTCTGATGTAACATTTACACCTTTTAGTCTTTGAAATTCCATTGGATTTTCTTGAATTGGTAATCTTTTCCAAGGAGTAGCACTAACTAAGTTATACTTTGCAAGGACACCTTCCAGTTTAGATAAGTCATCTGGGCTACAATCTCTCGCTAACTTAATTCTATAGCCGTACTCTTTGCTAAAAGATTCGTTAATTAGTTCTTTTAAGTTTTTCATTTATTATAAACTCCTGTTACACTTATTTATCATATTTATCAATTTTTTATAAATATAAGCATGACCATTAAAGTTAAAGAACCTCAAAATCCTGAAGAAGGCGAATATTCATTGGCAAACGATGGTACTGTGGTAGTTTTTAAAAATGGCGAGTGGACTATTCCTAGTCAATAACGTCATCTGCTTTAGTATTAATTATTTTTAATAGTTCGTTACGATCCATTACAGCAGTAGCCGGTGACCCATCATCATAATTACCAGCATTACTATCAAGTCTTGCTTTCTTAATCATCATATCGATTTGTTTTAGTTTTGAATTAACTTTGCTGTCTTTTGCTTCTAAGGCAGTCTTTAACATTTTTGCGGCACTATCAAATATACTGCCAGCTTCCCTATCTCCAACATTCATACCCAAGTTCATTAACTGCGTGTAACTGTCAACTGCCTGTTGAGCAATACTATCCATTTCTAAATCATGCTCCTCAAGACCCTTTACATTTTGTAAAGCATTATCAATTTTTTCTGCTGTAGTTAATGCTGTTTGAATATCTTCCACATCAATAGTTTCAAATTCTGTTATTTGCTGGTCATTTATCTCTTTTTGAGGTTGAGACTCTGGTATACTTTTATAATTGTCGTCTATGGGTGGTAAGTTAAATTCTTCTTCTAATTTCTTTGTCATAACACTATTTACCTGCTGTGTTATTTTCTACGCTGGCGTTTTGGAGTAGTTCGTTTCTTAGGATTATTTAAATATCTGATCTTCTGTTATTACTTTAAATCGTATACCCTTTGCTTCTGACCATTGCTGTGCGGCTGTCCACTTGGCGGCATTTATTATAGTCGCCATTTTATCGCCTCTGCCTTTAGCATTTTCTATCACTGTTTGGCTCTTAGGCTTGATTTCTATAAGTTCTACTAATGTTTTTCCGTTCTTGTCTTGGTACTGCACCATAAAGTCAGGTACATAGTTTGTTATCTTTCCTGTTAAAGGATGCCTGTAAGGAATTTTTACATTCTCACTAGCCCATTTTAATATGTTAGGATGTCCATCACAAAATCTCATAAAAGCAGTTTCCCAACTACTTCGTGCAAAAGGCTTTTTAGGTCCTATATATTTTTCTGGATTCTGGGGTGTGTATAGCCCTTGGGAATAACGAGATGTCATTGTTAAGGCCTGATTACGTTTGCTAGTTTACTCTGTCTGTTTGATTTAGAAACTGTTAAACCAATAAGATTGCCTTTTGGTCTAATTTTATTTATGGCTTTGTATGTAGATTCTGCTAACTTAATAGAAGATTCATTTATTTCAAAGTACTCCATTGGATGTACACCTTGCTGTTTAGCAATTTGTATTAGTGCAACTGCAAGTGTTTTACCTGTTGCTTCGTTAAAGCCAATGCTAGTAAGTCTGTTATACACTAAGTCGATTTCATCGCCATTCATTCCAGGGGTTTGTTGTCCTAACATCGTTGTTAGTATTTCCACACTTGCTTCTGGTATTGGAAATGCTATAGTAGAGTTTTCTAAAAACTTAACAAGTTTATCTTTACGAACTTCGTAATTTACTTCGTTACCAAATGTTTCATATAAACTAGTCGACATTATCCTGCGCCGCCAGTGCCAGCTGTAGTATTGTTTGCATCGTCACCGGATGCAAACGAATCTAAAAATGTTACTTGTTCTCTTCTAGTTGCTCCATTTAAAAACTCAGCTTTTCGTTCTTGTAAATCTAATGGATACACATAGTTATTACCAACTGAAGGTAATGATTGAGCATTCCCATCTCTTACTGCTTGCCATTCGTTCTTATTAAAATCTGAAAATCTCTTTAAATCGTCTTGATCTATAAATGCATTTACATTAGGATCTATAGTGAAATTTTCATATTCAATATTTAAATTAATCTGGTTAGCAGATGATTCGCTATAATCTATCCCGTCGATTTCAAATGATGTTATTATAGGATTAAATAATGTGTACTTAATTGCTCGTTGTCCATGATACTGTACAATGTCAATACTAGTAATAAAGTTACGTTCGTCTGCTGGCTGTAAATTTAAACCTGCGGTGTTACTGTTAAATGGTCTATTAAAACTACCCGATGTTCCTGCTGTGCTACCTGAGGCAACTGATTCCGGAACAATATCATTCTTGATAGGTGTTTTTGTATCATTGTTATACATATTAGTAGGGTTAGTGAATAAATGTGCATACATTCTCATTAACATAGTAACCCACATACTATCTACTGTGTCAAAAACGGCAACCTGTACAGGCTTGAAGTCAACAGCTGAAACTGTTATACGTTTTCTATTATATTGGTTTTGTACTGCTGTGGCAAATTCTGCTGTAGGCATAGTAGCCGTTCTTACTAAACTACTTAATTTATTTGTAAAATCTGAAGTCTGGGTTATACCAGTTTTATTATATAATGCATCGTTAAAAACAAAGTTAACATAGCCATTAAACTTTTGTCTCACTGGAGTGTTCGACGGTTTAAATTGGTCAGCTTCTTGTGGTGCTTTTAAAAAGTATTGTGATGGTCTCGAGTCATCTTGGTCATAACCTTTGAATCCTGCATACCCATTAAACATTTGGCTCATGCCGAGAGAGTCGCGGGCAATATCGGTAACTCTGTTACCGAGAGTGTCTTTTATGAAATCATTAATTGTTGGCATGAAATCCTCTTTTGAGTCTAGTATTTAAATAATGTGTGAGGCTAGTTGCCTAACCTCACAAAATTAAATATTTTAAATACCAGTTGTAGCGTTGGTATATGTAGTCGAGTCGCTACTTAGTCCGCCAATACCCTGACTGTTATCAGTAATAGTATTTGCTGAACCATCTTGATGAATTGCATTATCAAATCTGATTGTCATAGTAATCTGTACTGGCTCATTAGTTGAGTAGTCTGAATCACTGTAATCTGTTTGAGTAATAAAGCATCCTTCTAGTGACCAAGATTCTGTTTCGTCAGCTGACTGACCGTCTAGCACTTGGATTTCCATATCAAATTTATAATCTGCACCGGAAACCGCCGCCGCTTGATTAAAGTGATTTAACTGTCTGTTGTTTTGCTCGCCGACTGCCTTAGCTACTGTATTTCTAATGTCATCTCTAATTACAAGAGTAATAGGTTCCCAAGCATGTTTGCCTTGAACATATACTTTTGAATTGTAACTATCGATCATTACTTCCTCATACGCAACTTTAGGTCTAGTAACGTTTTGCACATTTTGTGTAATGGATAATGTATCTGCGCCATTACCAAATCCTGCACGGAACATCACCCTAAATCTAAACTTGAGTTTAGGCATCAAAATGCCGGTGCCGGTTGATCCAGTTGTTGGTACACCAAATTTATCTAGTGTTTTGTTTTGTATTGCCATTTGTTTATTCTCCTAAACCATATATCCTAAATATAATTAATAGGATTATTGTTAATACTTATTTATCATATTCGTTCCAAAAATATTAAACAGTAGTTTAATATGCCCAAAAAGAAAGGGCAATTAAGCCCTTTCTTTAGTATTTCTAATGTCTTACGCTGTAGATCCCAAAGTGTTCTGGATTCTAATCGGAATGTAAATAAACTCAACTGCTTTCATTGGCTGTACTGCAATGTCAATGTAAAGTTCGTTTCTGTCTATTCTAGCCGCTGTATTGTTTGAGCTATCACAAACTGTGATAAAGTCAACTAAACCACGCTGTGTGATTAACTGTGATAATAGTCTATCAACAGTATTTTTAGCATTTGCTCTTACAACTGAATCATTCGGTTCAAACAAGAAAGGTTTAACGATATCATCAAGTCTTTCTCTGATGTAAACCATAAGTCTAGCAACGTTAACTCTATCTAATGCACTAGCACTTGGGTTCAGAGTTTTCTGACCAAATACTGCAAGTCCTCTTCCTGGGAAAGAAGCAATAGGGTTAATTTTGTTTTGATATAAAGTATCTCTTTGTCCTTCATTAAGTGTTACACTAACATACTCGCCTGAAGTAGGATCTACATAACCAACGCTAGTTGCGTTATTTACTAGTCCTCTTTGGAAGCCAGCTGGTGCAAACCAAGGATAAGAAACGTTATCGTTATATGCAATAGTTCTTAAAGCAACATGACTTGAAGGAACAACTACGTTAGTTCCGTCTAGATTAGTTGTTAATGCACTAGGGTAGTAAATAGCCGCGTAAGGTGAACTTGAAACAAGTCCGTCTTCGCCGTTTTCACTTGCCTTACCAACGTTGGTTGCCCAGTTAGTAGTACTAGTTGCGTCTGCTTTAAGTCTGAAAGGACTATCACCAATTACAAAGGCAGTATTTCTTCTGTCTGTGCTTAGTGTAATCATCTCGTCTAGCATTTCAGGATAACCTGGAGCCGCTATAATATTAAACGCATTAACTTCTGATCTAATGTCATCATTAGATGCTATTGCGCCTTGCATTTTAGTTTTAACTAAGTTATGTACTGCTTTTCTTAGTCCTAACATGTTACCGTCTGCTTTGTTTCCAGAAGCATCAACCCAAACATTACCAATGTTTGTTGAAGCAGGTGTGTAATTGAGTTTGTACTCTTTTACGTTACCAGCTGAAGCTCTTTTGTTCCAAGCTAAAATTCCGCTTGGGTATTTGCTAGCCGCCGGAGCGTCTGCATCTAAAGAACCTGCTGTTGACTGTCTGAAGTCACCAAATATAACACCATCTGCTGTTACTTGATCTGATCCATCTATTGCCACCCAAGCTGTTCCTGACCATTTGTTCAGGGAAGGGAAGTTTTCAGTATCATCTGAATCTAACCATACATCACCAGCCACTAGTGCTGTTGCGTCTGATTGCAATGTTGGAGCAGTTGCTTTAGCTTGGAAGTCTTTTGTTAAAGTTACCCAAGTTGAGCCGTTATGCTCTAACATGTCAATTGAAGTGTTAGAAACTGTAGCATTGTACCAATATGTACCGTCTGCTAATGTACCAGTTAATGTAGTTTTACTTGCTTGATAACTTAGTACCGCAAAGTTTGAGTATTTAGCACTTACAGTAACAGCCGCTGATCCAAATCCTACTGAACTTGGTCCAAAGTCTGAATGGTTACTATTTAATACAATGTCTCTACCTGTGCTTGAAGTTAGTACAACTGTATTAGCAACTGTACCTGAACTTGCTATTACCTCAGATACACTTGCCGCCGCCAATGCCGCGTTGATGTCAAAAATAGCATCATCGGCTGTTGAAGTTGCAGGAGTTCCTGAAATAGTACCAGCTAATGTTACAACAACAGTTGTGCCGTTGTAAACAATATCAAAGCTAGAGTTACCTGAAACGTCTAAAGCCGCTATGGCTGTTGAGGTTGCAGTAACAGTTTTAGTTCCGTTATGTCTTTTTAATTCAACTTCTGCTTCAGTTCCGCCTGTAATACCTATAAGACTTCCAACAGCAACGTTAGCCATACCAATATCGGTATATGCCGCGTCTGTTGAAGCGTACAATGGAGCACTTACTGTACTGAAAGTTTTAGTTGATGTGCTGTAGCTCTTAACACTTAAACTTGCACCAGTGTTTGGTGTAGTAGTTTGAATGAAAACATCGCCAGTAGAAAGAGATGTAACTCCGTCTGACTGTAATGTAGGCACAGCTAAATGACTCTTAAATTGGAAGTCACTAGATGTACTAGAAACCCAACTTGCAGTACCAACTTGGTACCAGTCATTACTGTATTTTTCGTAATATTTTACGTCTGTTGCTGTTCCGCCAGCGGCTGTATTAGCTACAACGGCATAATCGCCATTTAAGCCATATGACCTTTTAGGTCCTGCTGTTCCGGAATCTATTTGTGTTGAATCTACAACTGATACTGATTTCTTAACCCATGCTGTACCTGACCATTCTCTAAGTCCTAATAAAGAACTTGTAGTGTCAAGCCAGTAAGTACCGTCTGCGATTGCGCCAGTTGGTGCCTTGCTGTCTGCTTTAAGGTCGCCTAAGTCAATGTCAGCTCTTAAAACGTATGCTCTGTTGGCAAGTCCTAAGAAACTGTGTGCGGCTAATAATCCGTATTCGTTGAGATCATATCCGTTTAGTGCAACTGAACCACTTGTATGAAACAATGGGTTACCATATGTTTGTAGCAATTCTCGTTGACTAGTAATAAGTTTTAATTTTCCAGCTCCTAACTTAGTAGTATTTGACGCAGTACTTAAACCGTCAGGAGTTTTTTTGTCCTGTGCAGTCGCTATAATTATTAACGGTACTGATCCTGTTCCTGCCGCGGCATAGAACGATTCGTCTGATACACTAATGGAAACACCTGGTGATACTAATGTAGCCATATTATATTCTCCTTTGGTATATGAATCTAATTATACGAATATTTATCAAAAAAGCGTAGAAAAGGTATTATTACGGAGTGGGGTGCAAGGAATCTGGAAGGTTTTGATAAATACGATTTATTTTTTTAAATCGTTTTCTGTGATTAGTTCGTGCAAGGAATCTACACCTGTTTGTAACGCATCTAACGTATCGTTGTTTGTAAGCACATGGTCAAAGTCATACCCTATCCAATTCCATTCGCTGAGGTGTACCTGTTTAAATTTTGTGTTCATTGTGTGCTGAGATGGTACATGCCCATTGTTGGCTTTGGTTGCCGTTTCATACCACTCGGGTTTGTCACCACGTTCAACATTAATTACAACTCCGCCTAGACGTTTAATTAAATCTAGCTCGTTTGTAAATCTAGTATCACTAATAACAACACATGGGTGGTCTATTTCTGCTCTACGCATTCTGTACTCTAAACTATCGATCCATATATCTTTATGGAAATGAGTACGAAGTACTTCTGTTCCCATTAATTGTAATGCTAATCTAGGAGTAAAATTATCTATGCCTAGTTTTCGAGTCCAAAACATATCAGCTGTTTCCCTGAAGTCTCTACTATCGGTTGTGTCTCCTTCTAGGTCTGATCTTTTCCATCCGAATATAGACGCACACACATCTTTAAGTGGTGCCGCAAAACTATCCTGTAAACAACCTCTGTTAACAAAACAACTTGCAACAGTATCTTTACCAGATCCTATTAGTCCTGTTATTCCGATTATCATTTTATAAACTCGTTATTCATAATTAATTTTTTAATATCGAAGTAAGAATAATCTGGATCAAAACTTATTGACCCCATATTCCTATCTTCCTCTACTTGGGTGTTATCTATCCTATGCCACTGACTAGTTCTTATTAATGTAGGTACTGGCATTCCGTAATATTCATCTACTTTAGTAAGTAATTCATCATGTTTATCATATACCATATTGTGTCCTGATTTTATTCTTACACCTTCTCCACTGTCATGTGTAGTATATAGTATATCCGTCATGCCAGGTATTATAGTATCTGGCATTGTGGCAGAACGTAATTTTATATGGCTTTCTACCATTGCTTGTGGTGGATTCTTTCCTACACTACTCATTACATTGCTGTATCCGTCTATTAACAACTCATTCACTCTGTTACTGCCTTGGGCCCATTCGATTTTACTGTTAGATAGGTCTGCATTATCAACTGGATAATTAAGTGCAACTGATCTTCTTGTTAATCTAACCACTTTTCTATATTGCTCTGTTGCATGTTCTGTATATTCCATTCCTTCGTTATGCCACTGGTATTGTCCGTGTGCTGGTGTATGTAAAATTATAACGTCATGTATAGGTATTGTCAACTTTTTTTGGAAATCGTTTCTAAACTTATTTATTACACCTGTTTTCCACAAATATATGTAACCTAGATTAGTCTTATTTATGTATAAGTCATTATGCCCATTTCGATTAAACTCGTCGATGTCTCCGGTAAAACGTTCTATGCTACGAACAAAGCAATCTTTAGCAAATTGAAATATAGGCGTTAGTTCCGAAGATACTAATTGGTAATGATTATCACTCATTTTATAAACTCGTTGTTCATAATCAGTTTCTTAATATCATCGTATGAATATGCTGGATCAAAACTTATTGATCCCATGTTTCTGTCTTCTTGGGTATCAATATTAATAATGCTATGCCATTGGTTGGTTCTTATTAATGTAGGCACAGGCATTCCATAATACTCGTCTACTTTAGTAAGTAATTCATCATGTTTATCGTATACCATATTGTGTCCGGGCATAATTCTTACACCTTCTCCACCGTCATGTGTAATACTTACTAAATCAGCAATTTCTTCAGGGCCGATATAATTAGCTGTACCGGGAATGTTTGTTCCGGCATGGCTCTCATTAAATGCTAGGTATCCTGCATGATGACTATTATCTGCCAGTGCATGTAATTTTACATGAGCGTCTGTTTGTGCATTATTTTCTGAAATCTTCCCGTGACCATGCATTATATCACTGTATCCGTCTATTAATAATTCTGTGAGTTTGTTACTAGGTGTTGCCCATTCAATTTTACTTTTAGACAGGTCTGCATTATCAACTGGGTAATTAAGTCCAACTGATCTTCTGAGATGTCTAATGACTCTGCCGAAGTTCTTCGGGGCATGTTCGGTGTATTCCATTCCTTCAAAATGCCACGGATATTGTTCATGTGCTGGCGTACTTAAAATTGCAATATCGTGTACTGGGACTGTCAACTTGTGTTCAAGATCTCTAATCATCTTGTTTATTACACCAGTTTTCCACACATACATGTAACCAACACTGGCGGTGTTGTTATATAAATCTCTTTTAGCTATAAACAGATCATTGTGCCCATTTCGATTAAACTCGTCGATGTCTCCGGTAAAACGTTCTATGCTACGAACAAAGCAATCTTTAGCAAATTGAAATATAGGCGTTAGTTCCGGGCTATGCAGTTGTAAGTAGCTATCACTCATTTTATAAACTCGTTGTTCATAATTAACTTCTTAATATCGAAGTAAGAATATGCTGGATCAAAACTTATTGATCCCATGTTTCTGTCTTCCTCTACTTGGGTGTTATCTATCATGTGCCATTGGTTGGTTCTTATTAGTGTAGGTACTGGCATTCCGTAATATTCATCTACTTTAGTAAGTAATTCATCATGTTTATCATATACGATGCTGTGACCTGATTTAATTTTTACTCCTTCACCACTATCGTACGATATGTATAACATTTCAGCCATGTCAGCCACCTCAGAATCTGGCATTGTGGCAGAACGTAATCTTATGTGGCTTTCTATCGTCGCCTGTGGTACACGACTTTCTACCATTGATTGTAGAGGATTTAATTCTTTATTTGCTATTTTACTGTATCCGTCTATTAATAATTCTGTAACTTTGTCACTGCCTTGGGCCCATTGAAGTCTGCTCTTAGTTAAATCTGCATTATCGATTGGGTAGTTAATTGCAACTGATCTTCTTGTTTCTCGGACAGCTTTCCTATATTGCTCTGTTGCATGTTCTGTATATTCCATTCCTTCGTTATGCCACGGATATTGTCCGTGTGCTGGTGTATTTAAAATAATGAATTCGTCTACCGGGATTGTCACCTTCTGTTGAATGTCTTTAATCATCTTATTTACTACGCCAGTTTTCCACAAATATATGTAGCCCATAGTATGTTCGGTTATAAAGAAATCGTTATTTCCATTTCGATTGAATGCAGTTACATCACCGGTGAAACGCTCCATACTGCGAAGAAAACATTCTTTGGCAAATGTAAAAATTTGATCTAATTCTGTAGAAGGTAATTGAATGTGGTGGTCGCTCATGGAGTCCTCCTGTATGGTGTGCGGCTGTGGCTTAGCCCATTACAAAACCTAGAGGAGAATTTCCTTCTTCCATATTATGGATGCCGGCTACTAATTGCTCTAGTTCTGAAAGTGCTTCGTTTTTAAGAGCATCACCGTTCAACTGTATTGCTCCGCCTGGGCCTGGTAGTCCGCCTGTAAACTTACTTCTAGCTTCACCTAACATTAGTTTAGATTGTGCTAGTGCATAGTTGCTTAACCAATCACTTGCATATACATCTTTGATTAGCACACTTTCAGGTATAAAATTATTTACACCTACTGCAATATCTTCTGCATGGTTAACATTTCGTAATATAGTAAGTTGCTTACTATTTCTATTAAAGGTAAAGTTATATTCGCTACCAAAGATTCGTCCAATTGTTTCTTTATACTGTGCAAAGGCATCAAACACTGCTAGTCCGCCTATTTGTCCTGCTTGTAGCATGTACATGTTATTAAACGCAACATCAAACGGATCAAAGTTTGTTCCGCCTCCGCTGTTTGTACCTATACCACGTCTGTATAATCGTTTGACGTCAATTACTTCATCTGGAAGAGTGTATTCTACTACACCTGCTGTAGTTTGTATAAAAATAACTGCTTCTTCTACACTACCACTGCTCAGTTGACGATATTTTTGAAGTGCTTTATTAATTGCTATGTCGTAATGGGCTCTGTCTAATTCAACGTCCACCATGCCGTCAGCAAGTCTTAAAGATATCTCTTCAATAATTTCTTGTCTGTCGTTGTAACCTATTTGATCGATTCTAGTTGCCATACAACTATTTATCACTTTTTACTATTAAAAGGCTTTAAGAATGATTGTAGTATCGTTTAGGCGTCCGGTTAGTGATGTTTCCACTGCTTTAATTTCCTCAAAGAACTTTTGACATTTAGTCTTCGCACTCGATTTAAATATAGGCATTTGGTCTGCTGGTTTGCGTAATGTTTTTTGTACGCTAGTCTTTACATCAAAGTCAATGATCGTAGTACCTTTAACTTTTAAGCCAGCGCCTTCTCTTTTCATATTTTTAGGATCCGGATGACTTGCTTTGTATACTCCTATCTTTCTAGACTTAGTATTATATACCCAAACTTCATTAGCATACACTACTTCTTCTGCAGATATACTTGCAATTCCTAATGTGCTTTCGTTTACCTGAAACTTTAGTTTAGTAACCATTTTTTCTTTGCTTACTGAACGTTTCTTTCTAGGCTTGCGAGTTGTTTTGCCTGTTTCGATTAATGTATCACATGCTGTTTGAATCTTTTGAAACCATTTGAGGTATTCTTTACGAAACTTAGGTGTCATAAATGAATAGCCTTCTTTAATTTGTTCACAATCCCAAGCAATGATTTCATGTGCTTCAGCTATTTGGGGCTCAACACTATCTCTAATAATTTTTGCATGAGCTGGCTTAACTACTCCTCCAGCATACACTAGCATATCTTGATAAGGGTCAAAGTCTGGTAGTGTTTGGGTACCGGCTATAAAGTCATCTAATTTACCTTCCCAATCACCTTGCAAGTTTTCTACTTGCTCTCTCATTCGTTGTTGTATAGAAATAACAGGCTTTAGCTTTGCTTCAGCAGTTGCTTCTTTTTTCTCTTCAATAATCTTGTTGCCGGCTTCTATCCAATCAACTCGTCTCGTATTAATATGCACTAACACGGCTTCTGGCATAAACCCTATCTTATGGGCAATATAAAAGTTAGTTGCAGAAGCTCCAAATACCCAATCTGGGTTTTTAAGGATTGCTTTAATATCTGCCTCGGCCCAATCGGATTGTTCTTTAATCCAAAGTCGAGTTAGCTCTACTTTTTTCTTGTCTGCGATTTCAGTCCTAGCAAAATACTCGCAGTCTCTAAAACATTTTAATTGTTCTTCGGGACTGACTGTGCCAGCATATTTCTTCCAATCGGGTTCAGGTGTAAAGTATACGTTTTTTGCTTTTCTCTTTGCCAAAATTATTTACTCTCTGTTAATACTGCTTCTGGATTTTCCAACACTTGCTTAATAGCTGTCGGTAACAGTTCATAGTTATGTATAGTAGATTTGTCTTTTAGAATATTGTGAGTTTTTAGTGTAATTGCAAGTCCGGCAATTCCTATGAATTGACCTTCTTTAAATCCTGCTTTATAACTAAAATATGAATTTGCTACAATAAACAACCCAATTATAATCATCATTTCTGTTGACATTTTTATCTCCTTCTTAATTGGTAGTTAGTATAGCACCACAAAAAAGGAATGTCAATAGGTTATTTTGACGTCATTTACTAAAGTTGCTTGGCTGTGAGCCCAATCGTGGCACTTGCACACACTTTATCGTTTTTCCAGACCTCACAAGAGTAGAAAATATGATCTCTTCTACGTTTAATAAGTTTGGCAGTAAGTGTTAATTGGTCTCCGGGGAATACTGGAGTTCTAAATTTTGCTCTATCTACACTGGTAACAAAAGTAACATATCCACTATGTCCAACTTCGCTAATTTTGTCTTTTGCTAAATGTAATGCATGTAATCCGGCACATTGGTTCATGCCTTCAATGAGATATACCCCGGGCCATATTTTAATGTGGGGGAAGTGTCCTTCTAGAACCGGATGGTCTGCTTGGACTGTGTATGTTG